AGGTTGTAATCTTGTGCCAAGTAGTTTTCTCTTGCCACGTACCATCCTTAGTCTTAATCTTCTTTGATGTTGCTAAACTAAAGTTAGCATACTCATCACCTTTACTGGTAGCTTTGATCTCTGGATCGACACCCAACCTACCTACTAGTATTACTTTATTTATCATTAGATTCTCCTTTTATTTCTTTGATATAATCATTTAATTTTACTCGTTCATTTTGTCTGCGAAGTGGATACTCCAATTCTGTTAACAAAGGTAGAACAGAATAAAATGTTTTGTATTTATAATCCCAATCAAGATCCATACATTCATCCATGTATCTTAATCCAAAATATAAACAGTCAGTTACATTGAATATATAACGATCTTCAATGGTTAATTTCCAGTCTTTTTCTTTGAGATAATCTTCTGGATATTTAGATTGAGCATCTTTTATTTTTTGCTCAATTTGTTTTTCTGTTAGCTTTAGGACTTTGGTCATGTAATCTCCTTAATTTTAGATTTATCTACATTGGATTTAATATCAGCTTTGATCTTTTCAACATACTTACTGTTGTCATGCATCCCTAAGAATACATCTGCACTTACGCCAACATGTGATAATGCTTTAGTTAATGCATCAGTCATAGCTTTCTTAGTACACTCATCATCTAACTTACCATTAGTTTTATGTAATGATTGTACTGAAGATACTGGTCCGTATATTTGTATGGGTGTTTCTAACCATACACTTACTTCTGCAAATACATTTGAATCAGTATATGTATAGTTACATGTCCAACCCCAACCAATACCACATGGACCAAATACTTCTGTCATCTTTCCAATCTGCCACATTGGATCAATGGTTGTAAGTTCACCAAAACCTTTGTTAATCTTTTTGGTAAACCTAGGATCAGTAGTTTTTAGTTGATCCCAATATTTTTTGTTTGGTTCGTTTAGTATTTTATCAGTCATTAGTTCCTCCTATCGAACTGAACTCTACATAGTCAGCAGGTTCTTCATCATTAATAATATGTTGCCAAAACATTTCCTCTGCCTGTATTAGTTTCTTATGAAACTTCTTATCTGCTTGGATATGAAATGACTTCCATTTGTTATTACCAAAGATAACAGATAGCCAGGCTTGAGGTAGATTACTCACAATCATATAGTGTTGTATCTGTGCGTAATACTTTTCAAGTATAGTATCATCTTTAGTAAATGCATGGACATGCTTAGCTTCAAACACACCTATTGGTTTAAGGTTTTCATTAAGTACAAAGCCATCTAAGTTAGCTAACATAAAGTCATGCTTCTTATGTTTCAGTGTACTGTCTACCTCTTTAACTGGTAGATCTGTATGAGCTGTAAACCAATCTCTATTAAAGTCTTCGGTATATATTCCCATTTGTACAGGTAATACAAACGATAGATCTTCATCATCTATCAAACCTTTCTTGAGCTGATAGAGTTGCTTCCATTCACCAGCTACAATCTTGGTAGCATCACTGCCTCCGATTCCTGATCTTCTGTCTAATACGTTCTTTTGTTTGTGTATATTCATCTACTCTCCTCTTTGTTAATTCTTCTAAACCTTTTCTTTCATTCCATAAATCTTTAGCAAGTCCTCTTGCAGATGCATGAACATAAGGTTTGTTAAGTTCTATACGTAATGCCTGGGCAGTTTGTTTATCATGTCTGAGATAGCAAAAGTAACAGACCTTATCAATCCACCACAACTTACGTTGCATAGGATCGGACATGTTATAATTTTTTGTAGATTTATTGCGTAACTTTCTATCACTAGCAAACTTTCTAATTAGAATCTTTGGATCTATCATATCCATCTATTGCTTTTTGTAGATACCATTGAGCTTTCTCAAGATCTACAATACCTCCTTTATATTTATGTCGTACAATATATTTTATTACATTACCAAGAGCATAAGATAAGTTCTTAGCTACAATGAAATCATATGTTTCAATGTTTCCCTTCTTGTAATGATCTGGGTTTATCTGATCTGTCATATGGCTTCCACCTCACATCTATAAGTCTATAAGACTTGTTATCATACATTGATTTTTGTGGTGTGCCTACAGTTAAATCAATATCTTTTAATCTAGTAGGTGTAAGCATCATCACTTGACCTTTATGTATTGCTTGTATGGTATAGTTCTTATCAATGGCTTGTTGTATTTCATAATCTCTTAGTGAAATATACATACCTTTCCATAGTTTATTAACTATTCTTCTTTTTGTTTTCATATCTACTCCTATTAAAACATCTTATACATTGTTTCTCTCTAGTATAATGATCCAGTTGAATCATCATGTACATAGTGTTCCATCTTCTACAAGTAGTACATCTATGTAATTGTTTTTCTTCTTCACTAATAAATATTTTTTTCATTGATTGAAGGATGGGAGTACGAGGAGGAGGAAGATGAAGGATGTACTCCCATCTAATCTCTACGCTGCTTGGCTAAACCAAGACATGTTAGACACTTTCCTCTCTCTATCATAGCGAGTATTTACTGAATCGCTAGGATAATGTGTACTCCAATGTGTGATTGCTTGATATGCACTGAACTTATTAGGTCCATATTTTTTTGCATAATTATTTTCATACTGATCTACAATGTAATTTCTATGTTGTTGATTGACATGACTCTTATCAGTACGTGTTGGTTGAAAGCATAATCTATCTACTTGACTATGTAATTCATAGTCTTGTACTGGTTCTTCTAACCAGCTAGTCATGTAATTATGTACAGTATGTAGTCCATCAATAGCTGCATAACCACCAGGTAATGCTAGTTTAATTTCATTACTGCCCTTATGTGCAGTATTCAAACTGATATCCCATACTGAACTCTTAAGTCCATTAAGACATAGCCATAAGTAGAAACCTAGATCAAATCGGAATGAACGCATACCATTGTAGCTGTTCCATATCACAGCTTCTAGACCAATGGATGTATCTTTGAATGGTATCTGATACTCAGGTAGAGTAAATCTGGTAGCCATAACAGCTCCCTGATTAGACCACTTGTGTTTCTCAGTCATACCATTGGTATCAAAGTGTTCATTAAGAAAGTCATTAGCTTTATCATATGCTGTGTCATGTGATATAACTCGGTATGTATTCTTGTGAACTGCAATCAGTTCGTTGTTTTCATCTTTAACCAACTGCTTGTAGCCATCTAGCCTTGAACCATGCTGATTGTATACAGGTTCTTCACGTACCTGAAACGTTAGTTCTTGTGGTAACATATTTCCTCCTTATAACTCTGCTCTAAATGAACAGAACTTATCTGATTTGACACGATCTAGTATCTTCTTACCAAGTTCATATCGTGCATACCACATAAGATAATAGTTGTACTTACTGTTCTTACGTTCTTCTACTGACATACTTGTATTTGGTACAGGTACATCTAATACTTTACATACTTCTTCTTGTGTATAACCATCATGTGTCTTGAAGAAATCATCTAACAATTCTTTCTTAGATCCAAGATGATCTAAACATTGAGCAAGTCCATGTTCTATTTTTGATATATGTTCCTCATCAAAGTAATATTCAAGATGATCTGGTTGTAATGCTACTGATCCAAAGAAGTCTGCATCATGACTGGATTGTATACCAAACCAGAACTTACCTTCTATATCACCTTCATAATATCTACCCATACTATTCCTCCTTCATCCTATTTGTTATGTTAGTTATGTATTGTAATGTTTGTAATGATTGTATTTGTCCTGCTTCGAGTTCATCTACAACATCACAAATTTGTTTAATCATTTCGTTATGTACTAATACAACCTCATCAAATTTATGTTTAACATCAAGATGTTTTACATCCATAGCTGAATACAAACCAGCTTTATCAAAAGCATCATAAGTCTTTTGTACTGACTCAATCCATCTAAGCTTCATTACTTTTAGCGATTCGCTCATTCTTTACCTCCTCTATCCAAGCACCATGTCCTTCACATTCTTCACATGGATCACATTCATCAGGGGCATCACCCCATGGTATTACACCTAGTCCATTACATCTGTAGCATTGTACTTCTTGTTCCATCATTCCTCCAAGTTCTCTTGTATTAATTTATTAAGACGATCTCCTATGTCTTTGATTCTACTATCTAAATCATTAGATGCTTCATTAATATATTTAGCATCAGTCATGATAACTCCTGCTGCTTCTTGACATTTAATAAGATCATTGAGTATATTCTCTAGCTTACTCACTTCTAATAACTTCATCTTCATTCTCCTTTTCTTTATGTTCAACAATAATCTTAGTAATCTTGTTAGTTATATAGACAATGAATATCCATATAGGTGCAGCAATAACTGACATTACTAGTGTTGGATTGATACCCAACATCAAACACATAAACAAAAAGCCACCACCTAATGATAGATAGGTGATGATAAATGTACCTATGAAGTTTGCTTTAGCATTGAATCCAGAAAATAATCCTACAATAAATAATATTGTATGCCTGATTGAATGGTAAAATGTTTTACCAAGTAATGATTTTAGTGTGTACATACGTACCTCCTTTTGTTGTATGTTTAAAAACGAACTGACTCGGAACGACAGGGAACGAATCATACTACGTTAGTAAAAAAAAAATGCTGGATAATGGGGAATGAAACCCCACTATCCTAAATGAAACTGTTTATTTAAGCATACTATCTACTGCTTGTTCAATAGATGCTAGTTCAGAAGGTGTCATATCTTTCAATGTTCTCATCTGACCTTTACTCTTTTGAGGTAATTTCCTCTTAGTAAAGTCCTCTTTGTATAGCTCTAGGTAGAGCTTCTTGACTGCTGTGTGCATAGCTTCGTATTTACGATACAATGCATCCATAGTCTTTGCCTGTTCAGTCAATGTATCAAAGTTAGTCTGGGCAATTTCTTGACCTGTTTCAGATTCCCTCTGATCTACAATAGACATCTTGATCTTGTCACGATATCCCTGTGTATATCTTTGGAATGTAGTCATTGACTTGTATGTGCTATTGCATATCTGCCATAGGTAGATGTTCATATACTTGATATCTACCTCTGATGTTTCATCAACTTGTGATTTGTACAACTGATACCAATCAATACCAACTTGACTGTTGATTGCATCAATATCTGATGCTGATGTTTCAATACGTGGAACGTAATTACTCATAAACAACCTCCAGTTCTTCTAGATCTTCAGATCCATATACTGTATTAATACTACCTAATCTAGCTTCCTCTAGACTAGCTTCATCTTCTTTACCTTCTTGTCTTAGCTCACGTACTCTTTGTACTTGAGCTATGTATTCTTCTTCAAATGAATTATACATTTGATACCTCCTTCATCTTTAAGTCTACTGTGTAGACTATCCTCTTATCTTCACCAGCGTCTGTAAGTTTATAGTCCTCTGACCATATTTCTAATGATGCTGATACATTATCCTTACCACCAATAGAATACAGTGTGTACCTTCTGGTATCATGATAACTGGTATATCCAGGTGAATAATTGTGAACAAATATCTCATTCACAAAATCAGTTAATTCATCTATATTTTTCATTGTATATCTCCTTTGATATGATGAGAGTCTATCTCTCGTTAATGCCTACTTTAGCACCACGCCTTTCAAGACTGACAACTGCGACAGAACGATCGCACCGAAGTGTGCTGTCGTTATGTCCTTTAGATGCAGTTTTCAGGTGAAGAAAGGTGTTGGTAGTTCGTGGCGTGTACATAGCTGATCGCCCCCCTCAGTTTATCGCCACGAATAGAGCATTATCGAGAGAGAGTAAATCTAACCATTGGGTTGCCTGTGTCTGTATGAGATATAGATAACACGAAGAAGGCTATCGCTATAGCCGACTGAGGTAATAAACAAGTCATAGGTCAATGGTGAGATACATCTGTTACATCTGTTTACAATAAAGTTCTTGACATGATATAACGTAGCAAGGTATCTATCGTTATGGGCAGTCAAGTAAAAGGTAAAGATGGTCTAACCAATAGACAAAGGTTATTGGTAGACACCCTCGTAGCAGAGAATTGTAGCATAGCAAAAGCATCGCAAATAGCAGGATACGCAAAGGGAGAGAGTGGTAGGGTAACTGCTAGTAAGACGTTACGTCTACCAAAGGTAATTGAATATATGCATAGTCGTGTAGCTGAGATAGGAAGGCTAGGAACTATACCTGCAATTAAGAACATGGTTAGGTTAGCAACGGAAGCTAAGAGTGAATACGTACAGATGGAATCAGCAAAGGATCTACTAGATAGAGGAGGGTTCAAAGCTCCTGATAAGGTACAACACTCTGTCGGTGGCAATCTAAAAGTAAAGATAGACCTAGGCTAATGACTAGGGGGGTTAGAAATACAGGTGCGACAGCACAGAAAACCACCCATACAAACAACATAGGCTCAAAAGGTTCGTGTTACAATCAGTTACAGATATTAAGGTGGACGCATAAAGAACACGTTAAGTACTGTCGTTGCCGAGAGTGTGGAGAGTTTGCTCCATTTCATATCAAGAACGATATAGGAAGTTACTTCTTTCTGTGTGGTACTCATTACAAGGAGTATTGAAAATATATTTTTTTTAAGTAAAGTACGCCTATGGTTAGAACAAGACAGTCATTATTACCAACATCTAAAAATAGAAAAAAAGATTATAAACCCACAGCTGGTGCTTTATATCACGATATAGTAAATTTACATTATGATAAATTTTCTGAAGAAGTAGGAATACCAGTAAATATTCTAAAAAAACAATCTAGTTATGAAGAAAAACTTTTAGATAGATCTAAAGATAAAGATACATTTAAAAGCGTATTAAGGACTAATAGAACTGCTACCCCAATAGGTGAATATATGAAGAAGTGGGTATATGATAACTACGATAAGGCTTTAAAGTTTTTAGGTAAATGAGCCAAAGCCTTTTAAAAAGGATAGGAGTATCTGGTTACAACAAACCTAAAAGAACTCCAGGACACCCTAAAAAATCTCATGTCGTAGTCGCTAAAGAAGGATCTAAGGTCAAGACTATTAGATATGGGGAGCAAGGAGCTAGTACAGCTGGTAAGCCTAAAGCAGGAGAATCTCAAAGAATGAAGATGAAAAGAAAATCATTTAAGGCAAGACACGCCAAGAATATAGCTAAAGGCAAGATGTCAGCAGCGTTCTGGGCAAACAAGAGTAAGTGGTAACATGGCAGTAAACGCAGCAGGAAACTATACTAAGCCTACTATGAGAAAGAGTTTATTTAATCGTATTAAAGCAGGAGGAAAGGGTGGCAGACCTGGACAATGGTCAGCAAGGAAAGCTCAGATGTTAGCCAAACAATATAAAGCTAAGGGTGGTGGCTATAGATGAAGAAGCCACAAAGAAGTTTAAAGGCATGGACTAAACAGAAATGGAGAACCAAATCTGGAAAGCCATCCTCTAAAACTGGTGAACGTTACTTACCAGAAGCCGCTATCAAGTCATTGACTGCTAGTGAATATGCGGCTACAACTAGAGCTAAGAGAAAAGGCAGCAAGAGTGGGAAACAATTTGTCAAACAACCCAAAGGTATTGCTGCTAAAACAAAACCTTTTAGGAGGGTATCATAATGTATGGAATGAAAAAACCTGCCGCTGGATCTAAAAAGTTAAAAGGTAAGCAAAATAAATTGCCACCTGCTTTGAAGAAAAAGATTATGGGCAGTAAGAAAAAGAAGTAATGGGTAAAGGCGTAAAGCATTATTTAAAGAGTGGTAAAGAATTTACTGGTGGATATCACAAGATGCCTAATGGTAAACTACATACAGGCAAGACTCATAGTGCGTCTAGTAAACCTTTAGTACATTTTAAAGATCTATCAGCAACAGCTAAAAAGAAAGCGAGAGCATAATGGATTGGGTAAAAACAAAATGGAATAGGCTAAACAAACAAGCAAAGATATTTGTATGCTGTATTCCTGTCCTAATAATCTTAGGATTAATATTTAATTAAACATGAGGTATGCAGAGGAGCTATCTTACGAGGATCGTCAAAGACTTCGTAAGATAGTGAAGAAAGAACATTTCAAACATTATCCCAGAGATTTACGATTCTCCGATAATGAAGCCGATAAATTTATAGAATCTCTACTACCAGAAACTATCTACAAATTAATTAAACAATCTGTAGATAATGGTATTGCTTGACAGAACTCAACTACAAAGCTCCAGGTGAAATAATAAAAACCTTTATGAAGGATGATTCCTTCTTCAGAGGTGTACGTGGTCCAGTAGGATCAGGGAAGTCTGTATCTTGTTGTATTGAAATATTTAGACGTGCATTAAAGCAGAAGCCTAGTCCAGATGGTAAACGTAAATCTAGATGGGCAGTCATTAGAAATACAAACCCCCAGTTAAAAACAACAACTATTAAAACATGGTTAGATTGGTTTCCAGAAAATTCTTTTGGAAATTTTTTGTACTCAGTTCCTTTTACCCATAACATTCATGTAGGTGATGTAGAGCTAGAAGTTATCTTTTTAGCACTAGATAGACCAGAAGATGTCAAGAAGTTATTGTCTTTAGAATTAACTGGTGTATGGATTAATGAAGCAAGAGAGATTCCCAAGTCTATTGTAGATGCATGTACTATGCGTGTAGGTAGATTCCCTTCTATGAAAGATGGTGGACCTTCATGGTATGGTGTTATAGCAGATACTAATGCACCTGATGAAGATCATTGGTGGTCCATTATGTCTGGTGAAGTGCCTGTACCAGATCATATGAATCAAGAAGAATCATTAATGTTAGTTAAACCAGATAACTGGCAGTTCTTTGTACAACCCCCAGGCATGATAGAAAAAAAAGAAGATGATAAAATTAAAAGTTACGAGCTTAATAGTTCAGCAGAAAATATCCAAAATGTTACACCTAATTACTATCCAAATATCATTAGAGGAAAAAGTAAGTCTTGGATTGATGTTTACGTTTTAAATAGATTAGGAACTATAGAAGATGGTAAACTAGTCTATGGTTCATTTAGAGAAGATGTACACATAGCAGATGATGAAATAGATTTTGCACCTACTACAGTTTATATTGGATTAGACTTTGGTCTTACACCTTCTGCTGTATTTGGTCAGAAGCTACCTGATGGTAGATGGTTAATCCTACATGAACTAGTTTGTTTTGATATTGGTACAGTTAAGTTTGGTGAATTACTAAAGCATGAGATAATTAAACACTGTGCAGATAAAGATTTAAAAATATTTGGAGATCCAGCTGGAGATTTTAGAGCACAGACAGATGAAACAACTCCCTTTCAGATACTTAGACAACAAGGCATCCAGGCATTTCCTGCACCATCTAATGATGTAGGACTAAGAATAGAATCTGTAGAAGCTGCATTGAATAGAATGGTAGATGGTAAGGCAGGATTTTTATTAAATAAAACTTGTAAGTCACTACGTAAAGGATTCTTAGGGGGATATCATTACAGAAGAATACAAACGTCTGGAGAAAGATATGAAGATAAACCTAATAAGAATAAATTTTCACACGTACATGATGCATTACAATATTTAATGCTAGGTGCAGGAGAAGGTAGATCATTAACAGTAGGTCCAGCAAAACCACAAGTATCTAATGCCTATAAGAACTGGAATATATTTGATCGTGGTTCAATGAACAGGAGGAAGAAGTGGGATATTTTCCGAAGGAATGGTTAATATATTTTTATGATCCACCTAAAGAGGAGTGGTATCATATGTTTAGAAGAAACAATATGGCTCATTGTGGTATGTTAGGATTTGATCCTAAGCAAAAGAAATGGATAGCTATAGAGCATATTCATAAAAGATTAGATATTAATATTATAGATGGTGAAGATGTAGCAAAGGTGTTTGATTATGTTAAAGATCACAATGGTAAGTTCATAAAAGCTAAATTATTCAGGCAGAAGTTTAGATTATTCCAAGCAGCATGGTTGAGAGAACACTCATGTGTTACTATAGTAATGAGAATATTAGGAATAAATAAGTTGATTATTACCCCTTATCAGTTATATAAATATTTAAAGAAACAAGGTTGTGAACAATGGGATTTTTAAAACCAAAAAAATATGTAAAACCAGCTAGTGAAATAGCATTTGAAAAACAAATGGAAGAAGAACGTATTGCTGCTGAAAAAGAAAAAGAAGAATTAGCTAAGGCTGAAAAAAATAGAAAGAAAAGATTTGCTGCTGGTAAAATAGGAAGTAGATCTTTATTTGCTAGAGCTGGTGGTAGAGGTTTTTATCAAGAAGGTAAAGAAGTATAATGGGATCTAGCACATCCACATCTAAAAGTAGTAGTAGTAGTGCAAATAAAAAAGGACTCTTTGGAATGGGTCCAGCACAATCAATGGCTATGGCAGGTAACACTGGATTAGCTGGTGCTTCAACAAAACAAGCAGAAACAATTAAAAGAACAACAGGTAAATCATTTAAAGCTATTGGACAAAATATTGGAGAAGTAGGTTCTAAATATCGTAGACCAGCTGATGTGGAAAAGTATGCAAAAGAATTAAGTATAATGGAAGTAGGAGATGTATTAGGTGCAAAAAAGTTTGTAGGTGCTGATGGGGTAGAAAGAGTTAGTTTTGTTGGAACAGGAATGAAAGATGAACAAGGAAGAACTATTCTTTCAAAACAAAATCCACAGCTTAATGCAACAGCTCCAACACTTAAACAGTTAGGTGGAGATATGGCTAGAGGATTAATGGGTTATAACAGTATTAAATACATAGATGATAAACCAACTATGGTTAAGACAGAAGGAGTAATACCTTCTTTAGTTAGTGCAGCTATTACTGGAAATTTAAGTCCTATAGGTTTAGTTATGAAAGGTGTATCAAAAG